CACCAAGGGCCCAAGGGATTAATCCTATGGTTAAAATCAATCAACGTTTTAATCATGGGAGGTCTCCCAGGGTCCAAGGTGAAGCCCGGGAGCCGGGAAATATCAAATGTCGCCGTATCGGTGAGCTCAGACGGGTTGCCTAGGGTAATACCGAAGCAAGACCGTCGGGCGATCCGGGCCGGCAACCTTGATGTTATTCGGCTATGGTTGACTCTCTCGGGGTCCTACAGAGCGATCGAGCTCGTCGGGACTTCCAAGATATCAACCATCACCGATCCTGGCGTCACAATCTCTCCTCCCTTGCTACGATTCTTCGAGACCTTCTTGAAAAAGGAGTTCTTTCCGAATTTAGGGCGAGTGAGTGGAGAAAAGGTCGTCGGGCTCGACTTGGCACGGCTTAAACCGGTCCCCTTACCAATCGTGACCTCTTGTGCTGGGGCGTGGCGGGTTGCGTTTGCGACATTCAATCGAAACGTATCCGCGTTAGCCACGGCTGGCCCTGCGGCATGGTGTTGGGTTTCCGGTCAATGGGGAGGCAAATTACTATCTTATTGCCAAGCTATTGGCTCGTGGGAAACAACGCAGTCTTGGTGGCGATTGATTGAAGACTCGGCGAAGTATCAAAGCCAATGCGGAGATATGGAACCGGGTCGGATTTCTTTCAAGACCGAGCCTGCTGGTAAGATCCGGGCTTTTGCAATGGTTGACTTCTGGACCCAGTGCACCCTTCGGCCGCTTCACGATTTGATCTTCTCCATTCTTAAGGAAATCCCTCAAGATGGAACTTTCGATCAATTAGCTCCCGCAAGGGAGCTGTTGAAGAAAAGTGGGCTCGCCAAAGAGATTTGGTGGTCCCTGGACTTATCTGCAGCTACCGATCGGTTTCCTCTGGTATTCCAGAAGTTGGTGTTAGGGCAGATGTTTGATAAACAATATGCCACAGCTTGGGCAGACCTATTGGTTTCTCGTCGGTATACGATGCCGGTGGGGGTGAAACCCCGTCGGGTACGATATGCCGTCGGTCAGCCAATGGGAGCCTACTCAAGTTGGGCCGCTTTTGCCATCACTCATCATGCCTTCGTGCAATTTGCTCATAGGCTTAGTGGAGGGAGCGGATGGTTTAAGGACTATGCGCTCTTGGGGGACGACATCCTGATAGCTAATCAGAAGGTCGCCCTCAAGTGTAGATGGTTGTACTCTCAAGTAGGAGTGAATATTTCGCTAGCGAAGTCAATGGCGTCTAATCAACGCAGTTTTGAGTTCGCGAAACGAGTATTCTTCCGTGGTGAGGACGTCTCAGGGTTTCCGTGGAAGCTTTGGCGAGTTGCTCAACGCGATCTCGCAGCAACTTTAGCCTTGGCTCAACGGTTAGCCGTGGGACGTCGCGTAACCAATCTTGCGGGTCTAATCAAAGCATTAGGGGGTGGGATGAAAGCATCTTCCAGGGCTTATGCCGGGTGGCGACGTCTGTCAAAACCCATCCGGGCCCTGCTAGTAATTATGTCTCACCCCCAGTCTCAGACCTTCCTTTCTAAACCAAGTTGGTTAGATTGGTTGTTGGACAAAGGACCAGTCTCACTCTCGACGAACGATCCGGGCAGAAGTACCTGGGTCGTCCCTTGGATGTCAGGGTTCCGTGAGGAATACCTGAATCCGGCTCTAAAATACTTAGAGGACGAGCGTGACGCTGAGTTCTTTCCTCCTGATATCCTGCCTGGGCCGATCCGGGAGAATAAAATCCCCGGGTCGAGCGTCAAAGGGGTTAATGCCCCAATGATGCACTACTACCTAGACGTACGGCACGGCTATTACATCCCTACGAAAGTAGAGATATTAATCTCCGTTAACCGTACGGCGAAGTTAAGAGCCTTGGATGATTCGTCTGAGAAGACCTTAGCCACTCTAAACCATTTACAGAAACTCTCTATCTCACTACAAGCACGTAACGTCTCATCAATCTTCTCGACGATGATGACGAGGCTTGAGAAGTTGATAGCCG